CGCAAACAATTACTAATACCTAGCAACACTGGTGTGCATATAATTGACAACAGTCATTATCCACAACTGCCAGTGACCAATGCAGGCACCTTTGGTCTAGATGTCAGCAAGCAGGGATTCATTGCCAGCATATGGGCTCGTAGAACTTCAATCACAGGTTCTACTCTTTCAGGTTATCAAGATGACAACCAATATCAACCTTTATGGGCAAATAGTGCTAGTGGTGGAGTAAGTTTCAGTCTTAAGGGCAATGATGCCACGCTGAGATGGAACTATGATCCAGGTGAGCCCAATCCTTCTTGGGCAGATGCAGTTCCCACAGATTCAAATTGGCATCATTATCTAGTCTATGCCAATCCCTATTATGGACATTCTACCAGTGATCCTGCAGTGGTATGGAGCCTCTATGTAGACGGTGTTTATAAGCCAGCTGTCAGCCAAAGAACAGCCTACACCATAGGCATTGGCTTTAGCAATAGTGTTAATATGACCCTGGGTGAAGCCAGAATTGTAGGCACTATAACTAATGGCTATTCTACCAATGACTATGCCTTTGCAGGTGATATTGCACAGGTATGGATAGGCAGTCTAAACTATTATGACTATGGAGGAGGATATGTTCCTCTAACACCACCTGTAGAATTATTCTATGACAATGGTTATGTAGATCTAGGTTCAAATGGCCGTGGTGTTGGCAATCTATTACCTACACCTAGTGTTTATAATGATCTAAACACACCTTGGACCAGTGTAGCATTCCAAAACTATCAAAACAGTGAACGTGCTGGTCTAGTGGCACTAGAGTATCCTCTGGCCAGTGCCTATGCCACATTAACTGCCACGCCTTGGTCTGTCAAGATCATCAGTCTAACTGTATATTCAGCAAGCACAGTCACAGTCACAGGCACAAGAATTATTGCAGGTAGTGCATCATTAAACACAGCCTTTACCACAACCATAAGTGCAGGTAAACGAGTAAGAGGAGCCTCTACACTATCCTCAGCGTTTAGTATCTCAGCACCATTGGTCAAGGTTCGCACATTTACTGTAAATCTAGCCTCAGCCGCCACAGTCACTGCCGCAGCCAAGAAGGTCATTGTAAACTCTGCGTCAATGACGTCAGCATTTACCACTACCACAACTGCTAGACGCTTTAGAGGCAGTCAAATACCTTTGACCTCACAGTTTAGTCTGACAGCCACACCAACAGCAACTGAACGCATAGTGTTGACTGTGAACTCGTTTGCCACTGTGACAGCATCTGCACAGAAATTGGTAAGAACTACGGCAAGCGTTACCAGTCGTGTCTCAGTCACAGGTTCAATATCAAGAATTAGACCAGGTGCAGCCACATTGACATCACAGTTCACTGTGACACCTTATATTGGCACAGTCAAACAGTTCACTATAGGTCTCGCATCACAGTTTACCACACCAAGACTCATAGCCACTGGTATCACAGGCATTATTTCTAGAACAACCAGCCGCTTCACAGTTTCAGCAAGAGCAGGCATTCGCTATCAAGGTTCAGCACAATTCTCTGCCATAGTGACAGAACTCACAGTGGGCGATATCATAAACATTGCTCCTGAACTACAGATCTTAGTGCCAGCAGAGTCAAGAATCAAACAGGTTCTAGCAGAATCAAGACGTTATCAAGTGGAACAAGAGACTAGATACAAAAAGGTTCTAGCAGAAAGTCGCATATTGACTATAGAAGAAGAAAATCACTTAAATAGTGTATTGTAAAACAAGGACAAATTATGACAACCATTACAGGATATAAACAAGACAATGAAGGCGCCTGGATAGCCAAGGACGCATCAGCAGTCCTGACATATTCAATGGATTGGACAGAGTGGTTGGCCACTGGTCAAAGTCTTAGTGCTGTGACCTATACAATCCAAACACGATCAAATGATCCCACCCCAGTGGTCCGTGAAACACAGGGCATACTCGGTGGCAACAAGATTACCTATGTTAAACTCAGTGGTGGAGCAGTGGGCAAGATCTACACTATCACAGCCGCTATTACCACAGATGATGGCTCTGTTGATCGTAGATATTTTAGAATTAAAATAGAGAACCGCAGTCTATAATGACCCCTGAACAAGCACTAGAACTAGGGCTTGAACCTAGTGATCCTAGCAAAGAACCCCAAGGTGAGCAGTTTATCATTGTGCCCTACCCTGAGGCCCCACCTAGAGATCCTTCAAAGCCTGGACCTAAACCCAAGCAGTTGGTGGCAGTAGAAGTCTTTGGCTATGAAGTAGGTCGTGGACTACGCAAGAGGGTAGTGGCACCTGAAGATGTTTACCAACTGGCAGCAATAGGCTGCAATGACAGTGAAATAGCCCGTTGGTTTGACGTAGCAGAAACCACACTAAAGACGAATTTCAGTGAGATCCTGGCAAAAGGTCGTGAGGATGTCAAAATGAGCCTAAGACGTGCTATGTTGAAGAATGCCTTAGGTGGCAATGCAGTGATGCAGATATGGTTATCTAAGAATATGTTGGGTATGAGTGACAATCCAAATAGCTCACAAGAAAATCAGCCATTGCCGTGGCGTGAGGACCAAGATGAAACTGACTCCAGCCCAGAATAAAATAGCCAAAGATAACACTAGGTTTCGTGTCTGCGTAGCGGGACGAAGGTTTGGCAAAACACATCTGGCCATTAGAGAGTTATGCTATCACGCTCGTTTACCTAATAAAGATGTTTGGTATGTGAGTCCCTCATATAGACAATCAAAGAACATCACCTGGAAGAAACTCAAACACAGACTGCAAGACCTAAAATGGGCAGACAAAATAAATGAAACTGAACTTACCATCCATCTCAAAAATGGATCTACTATATCTCTCAAAGGCGCTGATAATCACGATAGTCTGCGTGGAGTTGGGCTGGACTTTATCGTATTGGACGAGTTCGCTGACATTGACCCAGATGCTTGGTTTGAAACACTACGTCCTACACTATCAGACAAGCAGGGCCGTGCCCTGTTTATTGGCACACCCAAGGGCATTGGTAACTGGGCCTATGAACTCTATCAGAATACCCTAGAAGATCCCCAACACTGGGCCAGTTATACATTCACCACTATTGATGGTGGACAAGTTCCTGAAACAGAAATACAACAGGCACGCAGAGACCTAGATGCTAGAACATTCAATCAAGAATACCTAGCAACCTTTGAAACCTTTGCAGGTCGTATCTACTATGGCTTTGACCGTGCTCACAATGTTGTGGCCTGTAATCTCAGTGATCCTAAAGGACCATTCAAAGACATCAAACAGCAGGTTCTCTACACTGGATGGGACTTTAACATAGATCCTATGAGTGTGGTCATAGCAGTTCGTTCAGGAGACAGTCTCTATGTCATTGATGAAATCCGTATGTTTTCTTCTAACACCCAAGAAGCAGTGGATGAAGTTAAAAGCAGATATCCAAGTGCTAAAATCTGGGCATATCCAGATCCAGCGGCACGACAAAGAAAAACATCAGCAGGTGGTTCCACGGATATTACAATCCTCCAAAACGCAGGATTCGTCGTAAAGGCACCACACAGCCATACACCAGTGCGAGATCGTATCAATGCAGTGAACTCAAGATTGTGTTCAACATCAGGCATTAGACACCTCTTTATAGATCCGCGCTGTAAATACACTATTGAGGGACTAGAGCGTCAGACCTACAAAGAAGGCACCAGTCAGCCAGACAAAGAGTCAGGCTATGATCATATGATGGATGCCTTAGGTTATATGGTAGACTATCTATTCCCCATTGGTCGCGATCACAGCGGTGTTGCTCAGCCTACAACCTGGGGACATTCACTAGATACCAGCGCCGCAAGAACAACAACAACTTACAGATATTGAGGAAGAAAAAATGCCACAAAACACAGGAGTAGGTTCCAGCAAACAGTATGAAGCCTTACTGGGAACACACGAACAGTATCAAAACCTAAATGGACGTTGGAGATTCCTCCTAAACAGTTTTCTAGGCGGTGAAATGTATCGTCAAGGACAGTATCTAACCAGATACGCCAATGAAAGTGAACAGGACTACATCACTCGTATGTGGACCACACCCTTAGACAATCACGTGAAAGGTGTTCTAGCAGTCTATAATGCCTTTATGTTCCGCAAGCCACCAACACGTGACTTTGCCAGCCTAGAAGGTGATGTAATGCTACAAGACTTTCTAGATGATAGCACATTAGAGGGGCAATCATTTGATTCATTTATGAAGGATGTTTCTACCTATTCAGGTGTGTTTGGTCACTGTTGGGTGATTGTTTCAAAGCCTAATGTTGGCGCAGTTACCCGTGCAGATGAAATGACAGTAGGTGCTAGACCTTATGTGTCAATGATCACTCCATTATCAGCACTGGATTGGGAATGGGAACGCTCAGCCGCTGGTATGTATCACCTCAAGTATTTCAAATATATGGAAGATTCAGATCGCAGCCATATTATAACTATCAAAGAATGGTTCCCTGATCGCATTGAAACATCAGTGATGGACAAAGAAGATCAAGCCATCAAAGAACACATCGTTGAAGCCAATGGACTTGGTTATATTCCTATTACCATCTGCTATGATCAGCGTAGCCCCAAGCGTGGCGTGGGAGTTAGCTCGGTAGATGACATCGCAGACTTGCAAAGAGCCATCTACAATGAATATTCAGAAGTAGAACAGACCATACGCATCAATGGTCACCCCAGCCTAGTTAAAACAGCAGGCACAGAAGCGGTAGCAGGTGCTGGTTCAGTGGTGCAGATAGAAGACAATCTAGATCCAGGCTTGAAGCCATACCTATTACAGCCTAATGGTGCCACAGTATCAGCAGTCTATGAATCAATGAAGCATCGTATTGAAGCCATTGATCGTATGGCCAACCTAGGATCAGCTCGTGCTACCAAGACCAGCACACTGTCAGGCATTGCTATGGAAACAGAATTTCAAATGTTGAATGCACGTCTCAGTGACAAAGCAGATAATCTTGAACTCTGTGAAGATAATATTTGGTATTACTGGTGTGCCTATCAAGGCAAGACCTGGGATGGTGAAATAGAATATCCAGACACATTCAACATCCAGGACAAGAAAAATGAACTCACTGCCCTTACAGAAGCTCGTAAGTCAGTAACCAATCCTGAATATCAGAAGATGTTGGACTATGAGATTATGACCACAGCATTGGGCAATGAAGATTTCAATAACTATCTAACTGATCCAATGACCTATCAAGAGCCTGCACCAGTAGCATCAGGCTTGATCAATGAAGTTCAACAACAGGCCTTAGGTATCTCACAAGTAGGTAATGCAACTATAACTAGTCCTGGAGCAACCCCTGGAAATTTTCCTAACGCCTCCTGCCCCGTGGCCACGCAGGATATAGGCGTCAACCTGGCCAACAGACAAAAGGCCATAGATACTGCCAACTATGGTCCACTCAACCCTGCACTACCTAACACAGTATTCTGGGCTGCCAAGGCTGATATGTGGAAAACTGATGTGGCCACTGTCAAACAGAGTCGCTGTGGTAATTGCAGTTTCTTTAATATGAAGACTGCTATCCTAGACTGTATTGATCAAGGATTGGCAGCAGGTGGAGCCACAGGAGATGAATGGGATTCAGTAGGTGGTGGTCAGTTAGGCTACTGTGAAGCATTTGATTTCAAATGCAAGTCTACTAGAACCTGTGATGCTTGGGTAGCAGGTGGACCCATCACAGATAACACAACACAACAAGGACAACAGCAATGAGCACACAATTATCAACAGCAATGAAACAGTTATGGGCGGATAACTTTGCTCTCTATACTAAAAGTCACGGATTCCACGTCAATGTCACAGGTGAAGGATTTTATGCCAATCATCAGTTCCTAGAAAAGATCTATCAGAACTTTCAAGAATACATTGACCGCCTGGCAGAAGGTTCACGCACACTAGGTGATGTGGTGCCATTCTCAATAGATCGTATCCGTGAATTGACCACAATCGTTGATGAGAAAGTGGTGCCCTGTCCTGAAGATATGTGGATGGAACTATACGCTGACGTTGAAACAGTTAGAATGGATGCGGCCAAGGCATTTGACCTTTGCCAGAAAGAAGGTGTCTATGGCTTACAAAACATCCTAGCAGATTATCTAGAGGCAGCTGAACATTTGAAATGGATGTTGACTGCGTCAATGGAAGATCCAGCAGTGGCTGAAGCTGAAAAGGCCGCTGATAAAGAAATGGGCATACCAGAAGAACCCACACCTAAACTATAATGGACGCAAGATATTCAAGCACAGAGGTCCGCTGGAGAGATCTCAAATACACACAACGTGAACCTGAAAATAAATCGCAGTTTGAATCCAACTGGGATCTAATATTTGGTAAAAAGGAGCAGAAAAATGAAGAAGAAAAAACCAATAAAACCACCTAAGAGGTATTGATATGCCCATAATGAAAGTGAAAACTAAATCAGGTGCCACAGGCTACAAGTATGGTAACAGTGGTCACGTCTATCCCACTCGTGCTGGTGCAGTCAACCAGATGCGAGCAATGTATGCCAATGGTTATACAGGCTCAAAAACCCATACTGGCAAAAAACACGGGCATAAGTAAATGATATTTTAGCCAGGTGGCTAAATATTATTCTAAAACAAACACTCCAAAGGAGGCAGAGTCTACAATGGACTTACAAAATACATTGGCAACAAAACCAGCAACTGTCGCTGACCAACAAGGTGAAGATCAGGCACAAGAGAAGTTTTATTCTCAGAAAGAATTTGACGATGCAATGGCCAAAACCCGTGCAGCCGTGGAACGCAAGGCCGTAAAAGCCTATGCTGAACTAGGCAGTCCAGATGAACTTCGTGCTCTAAAAGAACAGTTTGAAAACAAACAGTTTGAAGAACACAAGGGCAAGGGAGACTTTGAACAGATTCTAAAAGAGATGGCTTCTAAAAAAGACGCAGAGATCGCTAAAAGAGATAGTATTATTGCACAGTATCGTGTGGATAGTCCTTTAGTTGAGACCGCAGCCAAATATCGTGCCGTAGCCCCTGAACAGGTCAAGGCATTGTTGCGTAATCAGATTAAAATGACACCAGATGGTGAAGTAGAAGTAGTTGACACAAATGGTATGACCCGTTACAAAGACAATGGGGAAGCCTGGGGAGTTGAAGATCTTGTAAAGAACTTCTTAGATGCTAATCCACATTTTGTGGCAGCAGGCCCTGCAACTACACAAACACGCAATAGTATAGGTTCTGGAGGTGGATCTCAAAATATAGATGTCACCAAATTGGATATGTCCAAGCCAGCAGATCGCAAGGTCTACGCACAATGGAAATCCAATCAAGGTAGATAATTAAACCTTAAAGGAAAATATTATGGCTTACCCATCAAATAGTAATACCAATATCAACAACGAACTGTATGCAAACCTTGTTACAGCCGCTCAGTTCGCCGCATACGAGCAGTCAATCGCTCGTCAACTAGTAACAGTGTTTGACGCACCATTGAACGCAGGTTTAAACCTACAAGTTCCAATCTGGTCTAGCGTTAGTGCTACATTGATCGCTGATGAAGCGGCAGCAACAGCATTGACAACAAACACAACTTCAGCAACAATCACTTTGAAAGAACACGTGGTTTACCATCAAGTAACTGATCAGTTGAAAGACTCTGCTTACAGCAATGTCTTCGCACAGATTGGTGAGCAAAGTGGTCGTGCTATTGCTGAGTCTATGGACAAGCAGGTGTTTGACGCTATGGCTGACGGCACATATGGTTTCTCCACAGACCTAGGCACAGCAGGTAATGAACTAACACCTACATTGATCTTGAAAGCGGCTGCAACTTTACGTCAGCGTAAACTAACAGGTCCTTTCTATGCAGTGGTTCACCCAGCACAAGCATACGCATTGAAAGATGCTATGACTAAGGTTATTGCCTACAACGGCGCAACTGCAAGTTCAACATCATTCGCAGAAAACCGTGGTGCCGCAATGAACTCTGTTGCTGAAAACATCCTAGGTGGTTTCTACATTGGCTCATTGGCTGGTGTTCAGATTTTTGAATCAGCATTATTGACAGTTGACGGTAGTGACGATGCCAAGGCATTGGTATTCACTCCTGGTTCAACAGGTCACGCAATGCGTGGTTCAGTAGAAATGAACACTCTGTATTTGCCAGCTAACCGCGCAACTGATGTGGTATTGAAATCAGTAGCAGGTGCACAGGTTCTACAAAGAACATTTGGTGTTGCAATCACAGCAGACTGCTTGATCTAAACCAAAATAATCCAAATTGGATTGGAGAAGAGGCGTCACAAGCGCCTTTTCTTTTGGCTATCGTTTGGTAAGATTGTGTGTTGACTAAATACAATAGACATCGTATAATAAACACATAGCAAGACAAATGCTATATCATTTAACAGAGGAGAATAAAATGATTTCAAAAGACCAAGTAGATAGAGTAGTATCAGCAATTGAAGTAATCAGCGACAGCATTGACAACAACAGCCAAACAGCATTTGATACTGAAAGTTTTAATATGTTAGCATTCATAGGTGAGAACTTATATGAAATACAAAACACACTTAAAAAGATAGAAGCAAAAATGAAATAAGATTGGCAGCAGGGGAAACCCTGCTCCTCGCCCTATGAGGGTGGGTGCCAATACCCTCAAACTATAAACACACAGAAAGGCCGCAGAATGAAAACAGCCACAAGATATCTTAAAAGAACTTATTGTCTTAAATTAAAACCTTTTGAGGAAATCTTATCTGAAGAAATTTGTCTACTGCCAGATGATTCTAAAAGATTTAATAATATCTTAGATGATTGGCGTAAAGAATTAAATCCTCAGACTAAAATTACACTGACAAAAATAACTCTTTCTAAAAAATATTATTTGGTGGAGGCTGTAGAATGAATGTATTGCCTTTAATCTCTACAAAACCAGATAACACTAAACCATATAAAGATTGGTTAAAGTCTTGTGGTATCAGTAACATTGTGGATGAAGATTATACAATGCGTATTTGGGAAGGATGGATTTTTAAGTCAAATCGTTTTGGTAAAAAAACTCCTGATAAACTTTTACATAAAAACTTTTCCTCCCAATGCTATCTAAAACAACTTGACATTGGTATTGACGAGCAAAGAAGCAGTGATGTAAATCTTCAGATTATGGGATATAAAGATAGACACATATACAAAAATGTGGCACCAATCACTATCAGCGAACACGCAGTTCGCCGCTGGTGGGAACATAAACAAACAAAACCAGATATTATGTCTTGGATAGATTACGGTAGCCAAGCATTCTTAAAAGGTTTAGTTAAAGTCAATACTACAGAACTTTATCATCCTAAAGCATTATTGATTGGTTATGTTACAGGTTACAGTTTATCCAGAATATTGCTGAATATTGATACTAAAGATTTTGTTAGGGTGCCTGATGTTGGCTTTCGTATAACCACAGTATTGCCAGTAGATATCTTAAATGAAAACCAACTCTATCGCTGGTATAAACTAAAGGAGACAGCATAATGAACTTCAATGAACTAACTAAACATATCAAACAGTTGAATGAACTTGAACAAATCAAACACCACCAACGAGCGCAGGCGGCAATTGAAAGAATCAAAGAACTCCGCAGAAAGGCTAGGACACAGCAGGAAACTTCTGCCAGTGCGGACTCCTCTAGGTCTATTTCCTAACTCATATGCAGCCGCTAAAGCACACAACCTCACACTATGGACCTTTTGGGGTAAGGTTATGGATCCTCGTGACAATGGCTTTGAACTTGACGGCCTGTTCAACAATGTGGACACGTGATTGCGTTACCTGGTATGGTGGTAGTGTGGCTTTTGAAGATCGCAATAAGGAAAACTGTCCTAGAGGTCGCAGTCATTGGGACAATGATCTACAATTAGCACCAGATGCAAGACCTAGCACACAACCTTATTCAGTGATCTTGCCAACAGGAAACTATCTTGTAATACCTAATACTACTACAGGCCGTGTTCAGGCCGTGATACAGACTAGTAAAGGTAAATAATTTTGTCAGTGATTTGACATTCCTTAAACTAAAACATCGTAGATGTTTTGAAGGCCTTTTATAGCAATATAAAGGCCTTTCTTTTTGGCTCGACTAAATACATCATCGCAGGAAGGACCTGCACCAACGATTGAGAAGGACTCAAAACTATGTCTTTGAACCATACATTTGCCACGCTTGATAATCTTTTGGCCTATGAGCCAAATATCCAAGAATACGGAGCCCTTGATTGGGAAGCAGAACTGGCAAAATCACAGACTGAAGTCATTCGCATATTATCAGTTCGTTGGTGGCCTCAGTATTCCAAACAGTTCAAAGTAAACATCACAATCGTTGGTCAAATGGCCATTATGGATCCACAGCGCCTAGATGGCGACCAATGGACACAGGCCACAGTCTATCACTGTCTAGCCTATCATATCTGTCCAAAACTCACGCAGTTTTCACCAGAGACAGATCGTTTCCAAGTAATGATGAACTACTATCAAGGTCGCTTTGAACACGAAATGGATCTTGCCATAAGAGAAGGTGTCAAATATGACATCAACCAAGATGGCACCATTGCACCCTTTGAGAAACTTCCTGACACTTACTTGAGAATACGCAGATAATGGCACAAAATCTCAGAGAACAAATCGCAGTCCAACTGGTCAAGATCCTTAGGAATATGGAGGATCCAACTCCTATCCTGGTGAACAGAGAACCTTTTGAAGCAGACAAGTTGGCCATAACACAGTTCCCTGCACTCTTAGTGCAGATGGACAAAGAAGAACGTGAAACAGTCACGATGGGTATCCCGGGAGCGGGTCGCAGAGCAGGTGTTATCACCTGGACCATACGCGGATTTGTCCGTGGTGTTGAACTAGACACACGCCGCAATGACTTTATAGAACGCATTGAAGAAAGCCTAGATGCAGACAGATACCTAGGCCTACAGTCATCAGGTGTTCTTGACAGTCAGGTCACGCAAATTGAAATCATAAACAGAATGGCTCCATTAGCAGAGTTCAGTCTTGAGTTTCAAGTCAAATACAACTATCTAAGAGGATCAACCTAATGAATATGACCAAGGATGGAGTCGTTGAGGATGTTCCTCAAGATAGACTTCTAAAGTATACTGCCGCAGGATGGATGCCTGTGGTAGAAGAGGCTAGAGAAGAGGTTATTCGTCTCAAGCCCCCGGTGAAAGCCAAGAACACCGCAAAAATCTTGGACGAAGCCAACGCAAATAAAGGAGACGAATAATGGCCGTTATAACAGGTAACAATGGAAAAATCACTATTGGTGGAACAGAGTTAAAGAACGTCAAGTCTTATACTGTAGACATCAAAGGTGACACAATTGAAACAACAACAATGCAAGTGGATACAAGAACCTTTGTCAAAGGACTAAGTTCTTGGAGTGGTTCTGCTGACGTATTAGTTGACACAGTAAACTTGACAGGTGGCGCAAGTGCTATTGCCGCTCTAATCACCACAGGTGGTGCAGTAGGCGATTCATATGGCGCATTTGTAGGTTATCTTGATTCAGTGACTAGCCCATCAGGTAAAAACTTTGGTGGTAATATCATTGTAACTGGTTTCTCAGTTAAATCAAGTATGGATGGTATGGTTGAGGGCACAGTATCTTTCCAAGGCACTGGCTCAATCTCATACACAGCCTAATTAGGAGACTACTATGGCAACATATACAGGTAATGATGGCGCTATTTCCGTAAATGGTTATAGAGCCGCTGCCGTAAAATCATATACAATTGATTTAAAAGCAGACACCATTGAAACTACCACAATGGGTGTAGATGCAAGAACTTTTGTAAAAGGATTGAGTTCATTTAGTGGATCAGCAGATATTTTGTTTGATACCACTGACTGGAACAGTTCTGCAGAAATGACCACTTGGAATCCAACTGATGCCAGTTCATTAGTTGGTGCCGCAGGTGTTACTGCCAAGTTCTGGATCTATACAGACAACGGTGCAGGTAATGACTTATACTTTCAAGGTGATGTAATTGTCACTGGATATAGTATTAAAGCATCAATGGATGGTATGGTTGAAGCAACTATTTCCCTACAGGGAACAGGTGGAGCAACTTATACAGTGGGCAACAGTAACCCACCAGCAAGTTCATAATAATGATCACAGTCAACTTCACAGGGATTGATAGCGAAACAGGCAAGATGGAGCGTGAACTAAATGACCTCATAAGGGCAGTAGGTTCAGAAACTCTTGTTGATGCTCGTCAGAACACACCTGTGAAGTCTGGTCGTGCTCGTAGAAGTTGGACAAAGACAGATAGTAAATCAGGTTTCGTAGTAGAAAATAAGGTTCCTTATATAGAAAGACTTGAAGCAGGAGCGAGCCGTCAGGCGCCCAAGGGTATCATTGGACCTACTTTAACTCAAGTAAAAGGAAAATATAAATGACAAACAAAGTATTAGACAAAGCAACGGCTCACTTCCGTAATCAGATTTCAGGTGAAATGAATTCAATCCACGTTCCAGAATGGGATTGTAAAATTTTTTATAAAAGTTCTGTGAGTCTACGAGATGAAGGTAAGATTCTTGAACTAAGTCAACAGGGTAAAACTGTTGAAGCCCTGGTTGAAAGCCTTATTGTTCGTGCTCGTAATGAAGATGGAACAAGAATGTTTTCAGTTGCTGACAAAAGCACACTACTAAACGAAGTAGATCCAAAAGTTCTAATTCGTGTAGTTGGCGATATCAATTCCTCACAGGAAGATTTAGATACGGCAACAGTGGAAAAAAACTAAGGCGCGATCCAGACTTGATGTTTGCCTATAGATTGGCAAAAGATTTGGGTCGCACAGTTGAAGAAGTATTGGATATGTCAATACAGGAGTTTGCAGGTTGGGCCGCGTTCTACAAAATAGAACACGAAGAGATGGAAAAAGCACAAAATAGAGCAAGGAGCAGATAAAGATGGCCGTTATAAAGTTTGAAGGTGATGCCTCAGGTGCCATACGGGCCATCAATCAAGTAGAAAGTGCTCTTGGTGGTATTCAACGATCTGTTCAAAGTGCTCAACGCAGTCTCCAAGGTATGCAACAGGCCTTGGGTGCATTGGCCGCAGGTATGGCTGGTGGCAGTCTACTTGGTATGATCAATGATCTGCAGAATATGCAGAACAAACTTCGCCTTGCCACAAACTCTACAGAAGAATTCAACAAGGCTAATGAAGCAATCAAGGCCATATCAGATAAAACTGGTATGAGCCTAACGGCTGTTGGTGATACCTATGCCAAGGCCGCAATGAATGCTGACAAACTTGGTTATAGTCAAGACCAAGTTATCACAATGACCAATGCAATGGCCACAGCCTTACAGGCTTCTGGTGCCAGTGCCGCAGGTTCAGCGTCCACATTGTATCAATTTGGTCAGGTATTAAACAAAGGTAAACTCAATGGTGACGAATTTGTCACTATGACTGAAAACCTGTCAGGTAATGTCTTAAACAAATTGATTGCAAATATGGGTATTACTCGTGAACAATTTGAACAGTTTAAAACAAAAGGGCTTGTTGCTGGTAAAGACTTTACAGATGCATTAGTTCGTTCAATGGGCGAATTAGATAGTATGACTGGCAAGACTAGCAAGACTCTTGAACAGTCAATGACAGTGATACAAAATGCCTTTGCAACCACAGCATTGGCCATATTAAATTCTACAGGCATTGCAGAAACCTTTGCTAATATTGCACAAAAGATTTCAGACAACGGTGAAAATCTAATACCAGTAATTAAAGTCTTAGGTGTTGTCATAGCGGGATTGGCACTTTATTTTGCTCCAGTAATTGCAACATTTACAGCCGTTGCAGCCGCAGCCTTATATTTTGCAGATGTATTAGGACCAATACTTAAACCTGTTGTTGATGCAGTTGAATCAGCTATTAGTGGTTTAGTAAGAACTGTTGTTGGTCTTGGTTCAGCGATGATGGCCTTGGTCCAAGGTGAAAATCCATTTACTGCCTATAGCAAGAGTGTTGAAGACTTTGATAATAAATCTAAGAAAGCCATTGAAACACAGACCAAGGGTGCTAAGATATTAGCAGATGCTAATAAAAACGCACAGGCTACTATAGGTGCACCAGGCCAGATGTTAGGTGTTAGCAAAAAGTTTAATGAAGAAACACTAAGAGACCTTAAAGCACAAGCGGCAGTTATTGGTGAGACCAATGCTGAATACCAGCGTAGGATGGAAATCAATAACATCAACAAACAGTATGAATATCAATTGTCTGATGCTCAGAAACAACAACTTGATACTGTTCTTAGTCAAATTGCTCGCAACAAAGAATTAGTTGCTCTAAAAGGTGCATTGAAAGACAGTCAAACACAATTGAATGTTTTAAATGTTCAAGACCTTGACAATCGTGAAATAGAACTTGCTGTTCAATTGAAACGCAATGCCTTAGGTAAAGATTTTACAGCAGAGATGGAAAAGACTCTGCGTGCCACTATTGCCAATAATCAAGCGGCAAAAGAAGCACTTGAAACAGAAAAACAACGTAATCTATTATCAGGTGCGGCAACCCCACAGACCAAAGCAGAGCGTATTGCCACTGCCACTGGAGTTATCGCTGCCAGTGATCCACGTCTAGCAATGGCACAGGATTATGCTACCAAGAAGAAAGCCATTGATGATGCTATTGCACAAGAAGAACTCAAACGTAATTCAGGATTAGAAAATAGTTATGCCGCTATGATTGCGGCTAAAACCAATCTAGATGTTGAATATCGCAATGCCAAAGAAATTGCAGACATTGAATTTGAAAATCGTGAATTGCTAAGAGCACAGGCTCACGCTGAAGAACTAATGGCTTTGAATAGTAGAATCTTTGAAGCCAAGAAACTTCAAGAGATCCAAGCGGCCACTGGCACACAGTTTGGTTATGAAACACAAAAGGCAATGGCCAAAGAAGCCGCTGACTTTGAAAAGAAATCAACATTAGAAAAAACACAATTTGGTATTGATCAAGCGGTAAATTTATTTTCATCCTTAGGTCAACAGAATAGAAAAGCATTTGAAGCCAGCAAGGCCTTAAACATTGCACAGGCCATAATGAATACCTATATGGGTGCTACCAAGGCATTGGCCACATATCCTTGGCCATTTGGTCTTATCGCAGCCGCTGCCGCAGTGGCCGCTGGTATGGTTCAAGTCAATGCTATTCGCAGTCAAAGTTATAGTGGTAAGAAAGTTGGTGGTGGTGTTAGTGCTAACACTCCATACATTGTTGGTGAAAATGGTCCAGAGATGTTTACACCAGCATCAAGTGGACAAATCACACCTAATGACAAGATGAGTGGTGGTGGGGTAACTAATGTGAACTTTACCATTGTGGCCAACGACACAGAAGGATTTGATCAACTGTTATCAAGTCGCAAGGGTGTTATTCAACAGATCATATCTGACGCTATGTTAGATAGAGGACATAGGAGCATTGTATAATGGCTGATATAACAGGAAGTCAATATCCCACATCGCCCAGTTTCACAGGTATAAACTTTAAAACAGTTACACCAGCACAGACATCTGTATCAATGAGTGGTAAGATGAGACGTGTGTCTTTAGGCGTTACCTATTACACTTGGGAAGTAAAATATCCACAACTAGTGCCTCTTGATGCAGGCACAGTTCAAGGATATCTTGGACAGACACTGGGTCAGACATTTAGTTTTGAAATCCTATTGCCAAAGATATCCTATAGCAAACTGACAAATCAAACTTCATCTACACCAAGAACATCAGCCGCAGGCGCCCTGGGAGCAAAACAAGTATCACTGACCAACTGTGGTGCTAACAAAACAGTATTGGCCGCAGGTGACTTTTTCAAGTTTGCCAATCATTCAAAAGTCTATATGGCAGTAAGCCCTTGTAACAGTGATGGTGCAGGAGCGGCCACGCTTTATTTTACCTGTCCATTGGTAGCCGCAGTTCCCAATGGCACTAACCTCACAATCACATCAGTTCCATTTACAGCAATCTGTGAAGAAGATGCACAGACGTTTGACATTGGATATGGTGGTATGACTAGTTTGTCAGTTAAAATGAGGGAAGTGTGGTAAATGAAGGACTTTTCCTCTACAGCCAATCGTGATGAATACTATCGCGACCATACCATTGCAATAGACTGCGTTGAACTACATTTAAAAACCAATGCAGGTGCAGACTTGCCCTTGTATCTTTGTAGTGGTGGTGCTGATCTAGCATTTGACTCAGCCACTGCTCCAACAGCAGGAACCAATACCTATGCGGCACAGGGCAGTTTCATAGGCTTTACCAGTCTACAAGAAGACTTTGATGTGAAAGTTGGCAAGTTCTCAATCTTTCTAAGTGGCGTTGATAGAACACAGGTCCAATATCTAATGGACAATGAGATTGAAGGCAAGCGTGTGGTGCTTTACAAGGCATTCTTAAACTTTGGTTCAGGTGGCACAGACAAATTGCAATTGGCGGCAGCACCTATACTAATGTTTGATGGCATCATCTATAACTTTGCTATTGTTGAAGGTGATAAAAGTTGTCAAATAAACATAGACTGCTCCAGTCTATTTGCAGACTTTGAAAGAACACAGGGACGCAAGACCAACAACTGGTCAAACTGGTTTTATCAAGGTTCAAAAACAGATACCTGTTTTGACAAAGCAGGTTGGGTAGGACAAACAGAGTTCAAATGGGGTAGACTATAATATGATCGTAAGACAAATGATACCACAGGAGTTTGATGTCACTGTAAACCTATTTGGTTATTACAGAGATGAAGCCGTGGAATCCTTACCAAGAATAGCAGATGAGTATGATGAAAACTCTGTTATTAAAACCATTAAACATTTTGCCAGCAAGTGGGATCACTGTTGGTTCAATGCCTATGAGGGACAGCGTCCAGTAGGATTCATTGCAGGATATGCAAGTGAATGTCCTTGGAACAGTGAACTCATTGATGCCAATATTGCTTTTATCTTTTTGCTAGACAGCCATAAAAATATGGATAACTTCCGCACACTGATCAGCAAATTTGAAGAATGGAGTAAGACCATAAAAGCCCGATCAATGACCGCAGGCGATATTGGCATCAATCCAGAAAGAACACGGAAACTGTTTGAACATTTTGATTTCAAACCAGGTGTATGGTTAGAAAAGGAGTTGATCAATGGCTAAAGTCTTTAAGGCCATTGGCAATGCGGTATCTAGTGTTGTCAAGGCAGTTGTCAATGTAGTAAGTTCAGTAGTCAAGGCAGTTGTTAATGTCGTATCTGATGTTATCAACTTTGTGGCACAACCATTCCTAGGAATGCTAGGGGGAATGCCAGACACACCCTCTGCGGCTGCGGAAGCAGATCGTCAACAGGGTGTTCTAATACAGCAGACAGGATCAAATATTGATATTCCTGTGGTCTATGGATTTCGCAAGGTTGGTGGCACAGTGGTATTTGCTGAAACTGGATCAACCAACAACAAATATCTCTATGTGGTCTATGTGTTTAGTGAAGGCGTAGTAGAAGGGCTTCGCAAGGTATTCATTGATGACTGGGAGTTGCCAGTGTCGTTGACCGCAGATGTCAATGCAGGTAAGGTAGTAGATGTCAATGCTGATCGCTATAATGGTCGTGTGCGTATGATGTGGAATCCAGGTGTTTATTATGCCAATCCCGCTGCCAGCACAGTTGGCACCTATTGGAAGACCAACATATTTGCTGACTCTCCTAGTTTTACCAAAACAATGAATTTTAATGGCCTTGCCTGTTTGGCAGTTCGTTATGAATGGAAAGAAATCAAAACACAAGCAGATGCTGACAACAATCCATTCAAGGGCAATATACCAGAAGTTCAAGTTGAACTGCTAGGTCGCCGTATTGCTGCCTTAGATGCCAATAGCAGTAGTTATGAATATGGTTCAGCACCAGTTCGTTATTCTACAAACCCAGCAGAGATCTTGTTAGACTATCTACGCAATCCACGCTATGGCAAGGGACTAGTCAACGATGATATCCATTGGGATTCGTGGATCAAATCAGCTAACAAATGTAATACCACAGTGACCTATATCACTGGACAGAGTTATGCAGGTCCTATTTTAACCTCTAACTTTGTGTTGTCTACAGGACAGACAATATTTGCCAACACTAAAACGCTATTAATGGGCTTCCGTGGTTATATGCCCTATGTTCAAGGCAAATACAAATTGAAGATTGAAGATGCTGGCAATGACACAGATATCCTAAGTGGTGTAGCCACTGTGGTAATGACTGCTACCAGCAAACCATATCCCAAGAATCAATACACAGGCAATGTCTGTGACATCGTTGGCAGTATCACCTATACAGGTATTGAAAAATCCAACAAGTATTCTGCAGTGGTTGTGACCTATGTTGATCCAGATCAGAAATGGAGCAATCAACAGGTGGTATGGCCTGAAACAGAAGAAGAACGTCAACAATATATTGTCAAAGATGGCGGACGTGAAAACAAAATGGAAGCCACGTTCCCAACCATTACCAACTATGCCATTGCCAAAGATATGGCCAAGTTATTGTTTTATAAATCACGTCGTCAAGAAACCATTTCAATAACTGTAAGTTCAGAAGGTCTTGAACTAGAGCCTGGTGACAACATTCGTGTGCAGGGCAACATTTTAGACTTTACCACAAGCTCAAGTCTAATAATTCCTTGGCGTGTAGTGTCAGTAAAAATCAACGACAATATGACAGTGACCTTGGGTCTGGTTAAAAATCCTGATGACATCTATCCACACGCTCGCTACAATGAAGAAGACCTAGTGGCTGCGATCTATGTGCCAAAAGGCAGTGATATCTATTATCCATCAAGTGTGAATAGAGGAGATCCTATTGGACTTGTGCCGCCTACACAGGCACCATTCCCAATAGTGATTCCAACATTACCACCAAGTGTGCCTAATCCGCCACCAGTAACGCCACCTAGTGATCCTAACAATCCAGTAACACCAACACCACCTGCACCAGTAACACCAACACCACCTGCACCTGTTGTGCCATTCTCAGCAGTTCTAAGTTTGAAATCTAGTTCAGCCACAATCCTACAAGGCAGCACAGTTTCTTATAATCTTGTGTTTACACAACCTACAGATGGTCTATATCAATACAGCATAATGTATTGGCGTGCCAATGCCTACTCTGCTTGGACACAGGTGCGTATGGATATACTACCAGGTAGTGGTGGCGACATTCCTGTAAGTTTTATCAGCACCTATGGTGTGTTTACCTATTACATCCGTTCATTTGCCAGCGATGGACGTGGATCAAATAAAGTTCTATATTCAACTGTTTCCTTGAACTCAGGTTCAACAAGTCTTACAGGTGTTGCACAACCTCCAACAGTGGTTCAAATTACAGATGGTTGGGCACCGGATGCCACATTGGTTGTAACCACACCTAGATATGATGATACCATTGACCAGTTCCAACTATTGCCTAAAACAGTAAGTGGTCGTAGACGTGTATCAGTTAAGATGACACAGATTACCTATGCTACCAGTGCCATTACCAATAACCTAATACAGGGTGTTAGGATCTATTACAAACTGTCAACAGATACCTATTACAGTTATGAAGACTATAACTTTGACAATGTGGCAGGTTATACACCTTTCACACAAGTTTCTTGGGACCTAGCAGGAGACTTTGGTGCAACAGGCAGTGGCAATAGCAAATATAGTTTTGTTGTTCGCCTAAACTATAGAAATGGCACAGCCGCACAAAAACAATATTATGCACAAAGCCCCAGTGTTGAAGTCAATGGCCTAGGACTAACAGCATTTAATATCTTTGCCTATTCAGCAGTAGGCACTATTGATCCTTCAATCACTGCAAGTAATGAATCATCACCAATGGTTACTATCCCTGCTACCTTTGTTCTACAGACTACAGATCAAGCACCACAAGGCTCTGTGGCCACAGGTGCAGAAATTATTCCTACATTTGCTCCATCGAATGCTATCAAACAACCTGATAACATCAGCAATACTTTGAGAATGCTATTCCGTGTGCCTACATCAACCAAATGGAGTGGTTTTAAAGTTCGTTGGCGCCCATATGTTCCAGGTGCCAATCCCACAACCTATTCCTATGACGTTGGCACATTGGCTGATGCCGCAAGTGGATATGTAATTTGGAATCTCAATGGTGGTGGCTTTGTTCTAAGTCAAACCTTTGATTGGATCATTACCGCATTGTATTTTGATACTGCAACAGGCTCAACTAAAGAAGCCACCAACAGTTTATACTGCCGTGCCAAAGTTGATCCTGGAACTAATAATCTCTATACAGATCTATTGAACAATGTATTCAATTGGCAAACTGTTGACACACTGACTATCACAGGCAGTTTATCAGCGGCCTTTGCCGCAATACCAACCATAGGTCTAAGTGGATCAGGTGCGGCTTGGACCAAACGACAGGTCAAGGCCTATAATGTCAGTGACAGTTTTGCCAGCGGCGGCACACAGGTTGTAGGTGAAAGCGCCAGCCAACCAGAAGTCTACGCAATAAAAACTTCAGGTGTTGTTTCAAGTTGGGCATTGAATACCTACTACAAAATGGCATTCACCACACCAAATGATACCTTTGATGCCATTGTGGTCTACAGACGTGTATTTGACAGTCTAGGCCACGCAGACAATGTTACACCTAGAGGAACTGTTCCAAAGTATTATGGACTTGGTGCTTGGGAAAAGGTAGTGATTCCAAGAGCTTCAATGACCAAGACATCAGGTTACTATCTATTGAACCTACGTGGTCCATTTAGTCCTAGTCTATTCCCTAATACAGGCACACCCGCAAATGGTGCATTCCAAACATTCTATGGATCTTCTGGCAAATGGCCTTATACTTGGAGTGGCACAAACTATGTAACAGATGTCTATCCATACTATGGTGCAGGTAATACTTCTTGGCTAGGAACTAGTTCACAGACCAAATATGCAGAATTCTTGTTTGTGATTAAAGATGCTGGTGTAGAAGGCACTAAAGCCGCTAGACTTACAGATTTTAATACCACCAGCAGTGGCCTAGGATATGTTCAAGATGCCAATGGATTTAATCTTGGTGTTAATCGCACCACTGTGGTCAATGTCAGTGATTACAATCCTTATACAGCAGGATACAAACGCAATATCAACGAAGCCATTACAGCCAGTGGTGGAGGTAATATTGCCAATGCCGCTATGATTGTTCCAGGTGGAAGTTTTAATGGTGGTAATCTTTATGCCAGCAATGGACCTCCTTATAAAGTAGCCAGTTCGGATGCTCCAGGTGCTTGGAAATATCTCAGTGGTCCAGAAAACGGTGATGGAGTCTATTAAAAATGACAGTTAAAACAGCATCAGCAAACCTAACATCAAGATTTACCTTTACGCCTACTGTGGGTTTTCAACCATACAGTCAAGGCTATCTAGATCAAACCACAGGCTCAATCAAGGCCATTGGTAACAGTCGTTGGGGCAGTCTAAGTGGAACCAAATGGAGTTCATTTAGTTCTTACATCACCAAATACTTGCCAATTAAATGGACCAGTGGTCGTGTTGATACAGGCTCAGTGGACTATTTTACCATTGCCATTACCAGTATATTTGAAGGCAGTCTAAAATACAGAATCTATGTAAGTGCTACAGGTGCCTTTCTAGGTGAAGAAACAGAATACTATTTTGACAGTGACAATGATAACATTGCCGCATTCTATGGCAGATATGTCTATGTGACTGTAGAATGCACAGGCCGTGAATTTACTTCTATGAAGATCACTACCAGCAAAGAAGTTATTCAATATGTCTATAGAGATCTTGACACAACTACACTAGCTGGCACAAGTTCATCAAGACTTTTGGCCTTAGACAATCCTATTTCAAGAATCACAGAAATGACAGTGACTCCAAAAGCCACCAGTTATGCTGTGGATCTTTATGTGAGTAATACTGCCACAAGTTCACTACTGATACCTGTGATTATTTCTAAAACATCAGGCGGTAGTTACATTACCACAGGTTACATAGCCAATGACTATTTCCAACAGTCAACAGGTGCTAGTTTTGCCTTGTATGGCATAGACAATCAGGCCCGTGATGGTATAGTGGATATTTCACTAAAAGGCCTGCCAAGACAGGTGTTACAGAATGGTAATATGGTGGTCGTGACAGCATAACAATAAATATCAAGAGGACAGACAAATGACATTTCCAACAGGAACAACTATATCAACAGACAATGTATCTTCAGCAGATGGAGATCCCAGCCTTGCCCGTGTTGATATCTATAATCTAATCACAGCAGTAAATCAACTGATTGCTTCAGTGAATGCTGCCAGTGGAGTCCTTACATTAGACGGTGGTGCAAAAATTGATACAGGCTATTTGCCAGGCACAATAACAGTTACAGGCGATCAAACTATCAGTCCTTCAAGTGGCATTGTCAGTCTTAGAAATGTTCTACGTCTACGTCAAATACAGTTTGTGCAACTGGGTTCAATGGCAGGAACTGCCAGCCCAAGTGCAGGTGATTTGTGTTTTGTCACAGATGGTGATGGTGGTAGACCCTGTATTGCAGTCTATAATGGAACTATTTGGAAAGTGGTGCGTTTGGGCACACAGGTTGGACCAAGTTCAGCCGCTATAACAACAAGATTTACACTAACAGCAACGGCGACATAATATGACACTCAAAGAACTAGCCATTGAAATAGACGCCATTAAGAACAATCACCTAGTGCATTTGGCACAGGATATTGATCGTGTAGAAAAGAAAGTGGAAAAGATGGACAACAGAGTATGGGCCATTCTTATTCTTCTAGTGGGTGCAGTAGTTTTACCAGCACTTGTAGAGTTCGTCAAGAACATTTAAGAGCCATTTAAAAAAAACCCCTGAAAATTCCTGCGTTTGCGATGTCGCTATGCAGGTTTTTTTGTGGCTGAAAATCAGAATTTTCTATTTGTAGACCTAGATATACATAGACCAGTCCTTTCACAATCTACTGTTAAATTAGACCCATTTAATAAATTACAGTATGGACGAAAAAACATTTAGAGACAAACTATCAGAAGTGGCTGATTGGAAGATTCCTGAACTCAAAGACTATGAGGTCAAGGAAGCCAAGGCCAAAGCACGAGGCAAAGGGCGTCGCACCAATGAAGAAAAATATCAAGAAGAACACGAAGCAATCTTTGCTGAAATCTTTAATGGTGTAAATCCCACACATCATATTCAATTGCTTGGTGTAAAAAATCAATCAATAGTCTGTCCAGACTGTGGCATACTCTGTCCAAAGGGTCGTGTGCAGGAAATTAGATTTCATATCAACAATCCTGGATACATCAATCACAAGAGAATTCGCTGTAAACAATGCAAGAATTACTGCCATCCGGAAACAGGTCAATTTGATCTGCCTCAAGGTCCAGCGGCACAGGTATTTCTAAATTGGGCAAAGAGTCAATATACCCTCAGAAATAAGCTGGCTAAAAAACAAACAGATAAATAATTTCAGCAGAGCAAAAATGTTTCCATAAAAAGGTTTCATTCTATTCTCCGAAAATAGGCTCATACGAAGGGTTTTCTTGCCATTACTCTTCATCATTGCTCTGTTAGAAAGCCCCTTAAGAGGGGCTTTCGTTTGGCTATTGCATCACATTCACTTTTATGCTAATATAAGACAATCTACATAAATAGATTGACGGAGAATAGAATGGCAAAACTTATTTTAAAAAGGAAACATTATGAAACAACCATATATTGTAATTGAACAACGTCCTGGCTATTCCAAAATAGCGGGAACACCAATGACCACACTGATTCTAGTGGGCGTCAAAGATCGCAGAGAGTATGTGACCTATGTGGACACACCAAATAGGAATGCCGCTCACTGGTCTCACATCACAAGAAATGCCAATCACGGCTTTGTCTTACGCAATCTAGATGCTACCAATAAGTTCACTAAAAAAGGACAGACAATTATCAATGCTGACAGCCAACCTATAATTGAATGGGAAACTGACACCATTGATGAAGTTCTAATTGATGCACAACGTTTTTGGGCACAAGAAGATCGCAAGAAAGACAGCGACAAGTTTGGAGATCTATTTGAATGATTACCAAACTAAACAAACACGATGATCATAAGATCAGTGTCCATCTAACTAAACCCGGCAGCAAACATTATGCGGCTCTCAGATGTGTAGCCTGCAACAAACACATTCAATGGTTATCAATTGAAGATACTAAAAAAATATCTGGAGAAATTTAATGAATAAAAAACCGCACGATTATAATAACTATGACTACAATGATAACAATGATGACGATTACAACACTATTATAATCTCGCCCAATGGCGACGATAGTGACCTATTGGACTTCGTCCCTGGACTGGCTTCGCTTTCAGCGAGCCCTTCTTCCCCATTGGGGAGTGGCGTTAGCCACAATGGAACTTTGCCCGCGATTTGGACCTACGCAAAAGTTTCTCTTTTTGACAATGCAGATGTAGAAGAAATCCGTGCTGGCAAACGCAAACTTAAATTGGCGCTGTCAGTTAAATCTGCCAAAGATGGTAAGTTCAAACAGTTTACTGCTTCAATGATGGGTCCATTTCGTAATCTTAAAAGAGGACTTAGCAATGAAGATTATGCAGACAATCATTATCAAACACTGATCCAATTATATCAAGATGCTAAAGAATCTGCAGATACTGTTTCTGTAAGCAAATTTCACATAACAGGTGACAAAGTTAAAGGTCGCACAGTTAAAAGACTATCTGCATTGTTGATTACATTACCTAAAGATGGAAATTATTTGGCAGCAGTAATAGTTGGTAATGACACAGTTTACTTTCAGATGACAGGCAAAGATCTTACTGCCAAACAGCGTAAACAGGGAGCAATAGCACAGGCATATATTAGCAGTGGAGTTGTTAAAAGTCCAGATGTGGAGGATCTATTTTGAAAATATCAGCCACAATAACCAATGAGGAGTTCTATAAGATTGAAAGATACATTGCCTGTAGACAATGGGGCAATCCAATGCAAGACGAATTCGTATTCTATGACCCAACACCGGAGTTTTTAACTATGTTGGGTCTGTTTAACATTCAATTTTTTAAAGAGGATTAAATAATACTATGCCAAGATCAGGACCAAGACCACACGTGAGACGTTATCCAGATGTGGTTGATAATTTATTATTCAGTCAATGGGCCAAGGCCAGAGCACAAGCACACTATCTAGGTGAAACTTGGCATCTAACACCAGATGAATATATTGCCTTATGGCGTGAAAACAATCGCTATCTAAACAAAGGTCGTGGCAATGAAAACTTCTGTCTAGTTCGCAACAAATATGATTTACCTTGGCAGTTGGACAATGTCAAGGTTGTCACTCGTCTTGAACACTATCAGATCTGCAGTCGTGACAAGACAGGTAAGTTTGCATTGAGAAAACAGCGTAAGGAGAAAGCCCGTGTTTAATCCAGGATTTGATCCATATGATGCCATAATGCAAATGAATAACAATATCCTTCAATTGGATCAAAATCTCAAAAATCTTATTCTAGCACATAATGGCCTTGCTGAAAAAGTAGCTCAACAAGAACAGGTCATTGACACACTGATTGAAGGGCTTAACAATTCAAACAAGGCCAATGAGCTATTGATGCGTGAAATGGCGTCAACAGTGATGGATAAACTCAAGGAAGTTAAATAACACTATGACCAAGCCAACTATAACCAAAAGAGCAGTAAAAGGTGCCGCACTGACCTATGACGAACTAGATGCCAATTTTCAAAATCTCAAAGATGCCACACTAACTATTACAGCAGGCAGTGGAGGAACAGCAGTCACAGCAGATCTAAATGGCACTATTACCTTGGTAGCAGGATCAAATATTACCTTATCAGGAGATAACTCCGCTAAAACTATCACTATCACATCAAGTGGTGGCGGTAGTGGTTCAGGAACTGTTTTAACAGGAACACAGTATAATTTTGCCTATTATCCTTCTACAGGAACCACAGTTGATGATACTGCTATTCTTTATACAGATGCAACTAATAGAGTTATACTAGGTGCAAATCTATTGACCAATGGATTTACAATCAATCCATCTGCTAGTGGTAATATGAATATGGGAGACGATATCAATTTTCCAGATGGATATGGATTATTAGCAGTTGGATCAGGAACACTTCGCCTTCGTGGAGGAACAGTTAAACTTGAATATTCAAATAATGGTGGTATAGAATTTAGTGGAACACAAACAGGAAGTCCTTCTTCTACAACAACGCCTACTGGATACCTTAAAGTTATTATCAATGGAAGCACTAGATGGATTCCTTATTACACTTAATCTTTTATCAAAGATTTTTAAGGTTTAAACAGGTTTATCTAAGTTTCCACTAAATACTCGTAGCGATGACTCGCAACAGACAACCATATGTTGTCTGACCAAGACAACATATTAAACAAGGAGATATTATGTCCGCAGCCTCAGATTACCTAGAGAATAAAGTTCTAGACCACGTATTACGCTATTCAACAGCACCTTTCACAGCACCATCTACACTATATTTGGCTCTGTTCTTGAACACATCAGGCAATGCCGCTACCAACTTGGAAGCAGGCACATTAACTGACGAAGTTCCAACAACTGGTTCCACAGCCTATGCTCGCAAGACCATTACATTTGGTGCAGCCTCTACAGGCACTAGCACCAGCTCAGCAACAGTGACATTTGATACAGCCACAGCAGACTGGGGCACAATCACTCACGTGGCAATTATGGATGGTGCTACTCGTGGCGCTGGTAACGTTCTATTCTATGGTGCAGTTACCACAAGCAAGACAATCCAAACTGGTGATACATTCCAAGTAAGTTCTGGCAACTTGTCAGTTGCTTTAGCCTAATAGGCCTAAGAGGATGTTAGTGTTCTAGCATCCTCATTTTACTTACAAAGGAGAGAAATAGATGGCCAAGCCAACAATTGTCACAAGAGCAGGTAAAGGCTCAGCACTCACATTCGTTGAAGGTGATGCAAACTTTACTAACTTACAAAATGCAACCATAACCGTTGCTGGTGGCAGTGGCACAAGTCAGGCTATTGACCTCAACGGAACTATCACAGTGGCAGGTGGCACTGGTATTTCTACTGCGATGACAACCAATACTGTCACAGTAAACATTGCCAACACCGCAGTCACAGCAGGTTCATACACCGCAGCCAATATCACAGTTGATGCACAAGGTCGTATCACTGCCGCAGCCAATGGTTCAGCAGGTGGAACATCACTAAGTGGATTGACCACTGATGTTTTGATTTCAGCACCAAGCAATGGACAGTTTTTAAAATATTCATCAGCATCCAGCAAATGGGTCAATGCCGCAGGTGGTATTGATGGAGTTTATGCAGATACAAATCCAAGTCTAGGTGGCAATCTAACTGTTATGGGATATTCAATTATCTCAGCATCAAATGGCAATATCACAATCACACCAAACGGCACAGGTAAAACAAAGATTTCTTCATTGAATTCAAATGAAGGTAGTGTTTATTCACTAGGCACAACAGGTGGCACGATTGCTCCTGATGTTGCCAATGGTAATGTCCAGTCAATCACACTAAACTCTGCATTGACTTTGAACGCATTTACCAATCCTGTTGCAGGACAGACATTGACACTGATCATCAATGGTGGAACTAGTTATACTTCAATTACTTCAACAATGAAATTTGCAGGCGGAACAAAAACTCTAACAGCCACTGCCAGTTGTATTGACATCTTGTCAGTGTATTATGATGGCACTAACTATTATGCCTCATTGGGCAAAGGATTTGCATAATGCCTATTGGAGCCTTTAAACTTAACAGTATTGCCAAATATATTGCGGCAGTAATCACAGGTAGAAGTGCCGTTACTGTTACTACAAATGGTAATGCACAGGTATCAACAACACAAAGCAAGTTTGGAGGAGCCAGTGGCACATTTGATGGAAGCGGTGATTATCTACAACCAGCTACTAGCACAGATCTAAGAACTTGGAATAATTCAACAACAGGTTATACTGTAGAATGTTGGTTTAATCCCAATAGTTTTACCATTGGTGGAAGTCCATCAAACTATCCATTGATTGTGGGTAATATGAATCAAGGTGGAGACACAAACCTTTGGAGTTTTGGACCTGCTAGTTCAACCACTCTTGTGTTTTATTATTTTAATGGTGCACAACAACGTCTATCAGCCACAGTATCCACAATGTCAACAGGCACTTGGTATCATATAGCATTTACCTATAGCACTTCAGGAACTATGACCATTTGGAAAGATGGTGTCAGCGTGGCCACTGGTTCAGTAGCAGGAACTCCACAGTTCAATGCTTCAGCAGGTCTATTTGTCATTGGACAGGTTAATAATGTTGGATACAATGGTTATCTAGATGAGTTGCGTATTAGTAAAACTGCTAGATACAGTTCAACCTTTACTCCAGCAACAACCCCATTTGTCAATGACAGCAATACTCTATTGCTATTGCATATGAATGGAACATCAGGCTCAACTTCATTCCCAGATGATGCAGGTTCAAGATCTAGACAAGGCATTAGCATAGTTGGTAGTCCAACAATATCCACAGCACAGAGCAAGATTGGTTCAAGCAGTTACTATCAACCAGGCACCGCTACAAACTATGCAGTGGTTGGAAATAACTCAACACTAGACCTAAGTGACTTTACCATTGAGTTCTGGTGGTATAACACAGGTAACTTGCCTAACGGTGGTGGACTAACACCATTTATCAACAGCAACGTTCTATTCTATATTGGTTGGAACAGTGGCTATGTCTATGACGTATATGCTGGTGGCAGTAAGGTCAGTTTGTCATATAGTGTTTCATTGTCACAAAATACTTGGTATCACGTGGCATTCCAACGCAGTGGTAGCACAATCACTGTATGGCACAATGGCTCGCAGGTAACCAGTGGTTCAGGATATACAGGCACACTAGGTTCAACTTGGGATATTGGCAAATATAGCAGTGGATATTTCTGGCAAGGTTATCTTGATGAAATCCGTGTGAGTAAGGTTGCTAGATATAGTTCAACCTTTACTCCAAGCACCACAGCCTTTACCAATGACAGTGATACTGTGATGTTGTTGCATTGTGAAGGCACCAACGGTTCAACAGCAGTTCTAGACGACAACGCCTAAGGAGTAATCAGTGGCTGATATAACCTATTATGTCAGTGATTACATTGCTGACAACTATCACACATATACCGCTGATGCTGGCCTAAGCCTCAGTGGATATCTTGTTGAAGGATATTTTGAAAATGATTATCTGCAGACTGCTGGTGGTCGTTTTACCTTATCAGCCACTCTCACACGTCAGGCCTATACATCAGCTAGTGCTTCATTATCAAGTCAATTTACAGTCACAGCCAGTGGTGGAAAATTACAATTAGCCACAGCCTCAATAACATCTGCATTTACAGTTTCTACCACTGCTAGAAAAACAGCCACTGGACAATTAGCAGTAACCACAAGAGTCACAATGGCCACAGTCAGTGTCAAGACTGCAAGAAGTTCTGTAACACTTTCTTCAATTGCCAATGTTAATGCACAGGCAGCGAGAACAAGAACACTTAGTTCAAGCCTAGCCTCAGCATTCACACAGACAGCAGTAATAAGAAAAACAGCCTTAGCATCCAGCACCATATCCAGTGCATTCACTGTCACAAGCACAGTGAAGAAAACAGAGGGATTCTCAGCAACCCTCAACAGTTATTTCGTTCAAAACACCCAAGCAACTAAAACAGCCCGAGCCACTTCAGCATTTGCCGCAGTGGCCAGTGAAGTCACAGTGGTTGCAAGAACTGCCGCTGGTCTTGCCAACCTTGACAGCCATTTTACACTGACAGCATTGATTGGTGTCCGCAAACAATTACTAATACCTAGCAACACTGGTGTGCATATAATTGACAACAGTCATTATCCACAACTGCCAGTGACCAATGCAGGCACCTTTGGTCTAGATGTCAGCAAGCAGGGATTCATT